CACGGGTGTTTCCGCGCAAGGACAAGTCGGGGCTACAGAAGCCTTCGGCGATGTAATCCTGTATTTGACTGGATTGGAAGCAACGAGCTCTGTAGGTGACGTTTCCGTCTTCGGCAATACTATCGTACCCCTAACAGGAGTGGGCGCCACGGCTTTCGTTGGTGCCGTTGAGGTGCTGGCCGGGGCCGATGTTCTTGTTACAGGGGTGGCTGCGACTGGTCTGGTCGGCTCTGTAACCGTGATCCCCGGCACTGGGGTCGTAGTCAACTTGACAGGCGTTTCCGGCGCAGGCCTTGTTGGCGCTGTTACTGTGTGGGGTCCGATAATTCCGGTTCCGGATGCAATATACACCCCAATAATTCCGGAAGCAGCGGCCTTGTGGAGCGCGATTGTTCCGAGCAACGGAACAAGCTATACTGAGATAACCCCGACGCCCTCTTCGGTTTGGGCAGAGATAGAGCCGTCTGCCAGCGAAAGTTGGACGGAAATAGCCGCGTAAGGATTTGGACATGGCAACGTATACGACAAATGGCGGTATCACCAAGATTGCCACTGGCGACGAGACCGGCACGTGGGGTGACACTACAAACGTAAACTTCGACATTATCGACCGTCTGACGAACGGCGTCTTGAGTGTCACGCTGTCTGGCACGACCCATACGCTTACGACATCCAACGGCACAGTTTCTGACGGCATGTCTAAGGTTCTGGTTTTGGGCGGAACGCCTTCTGGTACGAACACGATCACCGTTGCGCCAAACAATGCGCAAAAGCTTTACTTTGTGAAAAACGGCTCCGGGCAAAGTGTTATTTTCACGCAAGGATCCGGTAGCACCGTCACGGTTGCGGACGGGTCTTCGGACATCATTTATTGTGACGGAAACAGCGGAGCAGCTGCTGTCGTAAGTCTTTCTAGCAATTTTGGCGATTACCTAAAGGCTTCAAACAACCTGTCTGACTTGGGAAATGTGGCAACGGCCCGGACAAACCTTGGGCTTGTCATCGGCACAGACGTCCAAGCCTACGACGCGGCCCTCGCCTCTATCGCCGGTTTGGCAACAGTTGCTGATAGGATGCTGTATACCACCGGGCCTGACACGTATTTGACCACAACGATTACGTCGTTTGCCCGAACCATTCTCGACGACCCCGACGGGGCGGCGGTTATTCAGACGCTTGGGATCACCGCCACGGCGGCGGATCTGAACCTTTTGGACGGCGTTACGGCGACCACGGCCGAGATCAACTATTTGGACATCACGACCCTCGGAACTTCTGAGCCCAGCAAGGTCGTGACGGCCGATGCAAACGGCGACGTCACGCTTACCGAAGAACTGAAAGCAAAGTCATACAACGAAACCTATGCCACGGTTTCGTCGTCCTCGGGCACTGTTGCCTTCAACTGCGAATCCGGAAACGTTTTCCAGCTCACTTTGACTGAAAACATCACTAGTCTCGTCCTTAGCAATCCCCCGGCATCTGGAACGGCTTATGGGATGACAATCCGTATTATTCAGGATTCGACTCCTCGGACGATTACGTGGCCCGCCGCAGTCAAATGGGCCGAGGGTGTTGCGCCGACAATTTCTTCTGCCTCAGGGGCCGTGGACATCATCACACTGTTTACGACGGACGCCGGGGCTAATTGGTATGCGTTCTCGGCAGGTCAGGATATGCAGTAATGTCCAACACATCGAGGTTGATGCAGGCGGCCGCCTCCGGGGTTCCCGGAAACAAATGGACGCTGAATAACGTAAAAGCAACTTTTAGGCCTTTGGGCCAAGTGGAGCTTTTTTACGATAGGCAAATTGCATGGCATCCGGACGGAACGTATTATTTTCAAACAGAGGGCACCGCTGTTGTAAAGTATGAAGCCCCGTCTCCTTGGGAAACGCAGCCTCGAATTTACGACAGCGGAAATTCGTCTGCCTTGGCCGAAGACGCTTTCATGTATGGTATAGCGTTTAAGGACGACGGCACGAAAATGTTCCTGACCGGCATCGAAAACAACCGTGTGTATGAATACACCCTTTCGGCCGCGTGGGACATAACATCCCCCACATTTGTGCGCTCCTATAATTTGGGTTTTGGCACGGACTATGCGACCAGCCTCGTCATCGGCAACAGCGGTACTAGGATGATTGTTTCTCGGGTCGGGGAAACGGATCCGGCCAATGATAAGGTTTATTCGTACAACCTCGGCACGGCGTGGAGCTTGGCCTCTGTGACGGCTACGGCAAACTCCGCGCTGCCGGGCCTCTGGGGCATTGCCCTTAACACCGCCGGAACGGAGCTCTTTGCAGCAAAATTCGAAGATCAGATCATCGAAAAGTACACCCTCGGGACAGCGTGGAGGGTGACGACCATTACGCTTGATTCGTCTTTTGACGACAAAGAATGGTATTTCAACGGCTCCACATCGTCTCCAAGTATTGGGTTTCTTCGGAACGTAACACTGAAGCCGGACGGCACCAAAATGTTTATCGTCACCAGCGGTGACGGCGTGTATAACTACAATTTGTCAACGGCATACGACCTTTCCACCGCTAGTCGACAGCTGGCAGCCGCCGACTACTACAAGTGGCCCGGGACACAGACGGCGTATACGATCGGAAAACGCGGTATTTCGTTCCATCCCCGTGGAACTTCTTTTTACGTGGCGGACAGTTTTACGAGCACCGTGGATCAGTATTCCCTGTCCGTGCCGTATGACATTGAAACTGCATCGTATGTCGCTCAGCTGGACAACGTGACGGCGCCTACGGACACGTACATTAGTCGGGACGGGACTTTGCTGTTTTCGGCCTCCGGAGACTCTGTCAAAAAATATACGCTGGGCACTCCGTTCGACATCACCACGGAGACTCTTACGTCCACTACCCAGCTTGTGGGGACACCCTCTATAAGCACCGTCAATGGCATATTTTTCCGAGACGACGGTGCTCGATTTTACGCTACCTCGGGCGGCAATTTACATGAGTGGACGCTTGCAACACCGTTTGATTTGTCTACGGCCACGGATAACGGATCTGTGTCTGTCGTTTTGAGCTCGTCAGGAAGTTTTGTAGGTCGAGTAGCGTATGGCATCCGCTTCAATAACGATGGCACGAAATTTCTGACGGTAGAACAACGAACATCTGGGGTGTTTGGCAGCCTAACGTCTTTCTGGATCAACGCGTTTACCTTGAACACTCCGTGGGACGTAACATCGGGTTTTTCCGGGTCCGGTGTTCAATATTCACTGTTGACTGATCAGGGGGGAAATAGCGGGAACAGGGTTTCCGGATTTGGGGTTTCTCCCGACGGTAGCTACGTCTTTGCTCCGATGCTGGGGCAAGACATTCTTTTGAAATACACGCTCAAATAGGGGTAGCTCATGTACGTGAAAGTAAAATCAGATGGATCTACGGTCTTCCCGTATACCATCGCCGACTTCCGCTCCGAAAACCCTCGGACCAGTTTCCCTTCGGAGATTTCGGAGGAAACGTTAAACGACCACGGGATCTATCTCGTAGAAGACTCCGCCGTTCCAGATTTTAATCTTTTGACCCATGAGCTGAAGTGGGAACTGGCGCGGGTTTCTAATACGCGGTGGGCAAAGCGGTGGATGGCAGTAGAGCTTCCGATAAACAAGGCGAGCACCCGCGTCCGCAACGCCAGAGACAGGGCGCTTTCTGAGACCGACTGGACGGCCCTGTCCGACGTAAAAATGACAGAGCAAATGCGGTCGTATCGGCAGGAGCTTCGTGATATACCGGAACAAGAGGGTTTCCCGTATTCCGTCGTGTGGCCGGAAAAGCCCTCACGGTAACGTTTTCGGAGAAGCTTAAATGCCGTTGACCAAGCTCAGCTTTCGCCCGGGAATTAACCGCGAGATTACGACCTACTCTAACGAGGGCGGTTGGTTCGACGGCGACAAAATCCGATTCCGGTTTGGTTTTCCGGAAAAGATTGGCGGCTGGACAAAAGTAAACCCTTCGTATTCTTTCTTGGGATCGGCCCGGTCTCTCCACTCGTGGGTGGCGCTCGACAGCGGGCGCTTCATCGGTCTTGGCACAAACCTGAAATACTACGCCATTAAAGACGCTTCGTTGTATGTTGACATCACCCCGATCCGCGTAACGACGGCCGCGGGCGACGTTACGTTCTCGGCGGTCAATGGGTCGTCCACGATTACGGTAACCGACGTTGCTCATGGCGCCATAGCCAACGATTTTGTTACTTTTTCCGGCGCCGTAGGGCTTGGTGGAAATATCACGGCTGGGGTTCTGAATCAGGAATATCAGGTTGTTAGTGTTTTGACCGCTGACACCTACACGATCCAAGCCCGCGCCGAGAATACGAGCATCTCTTCTATTACCGTAAACGGTCAGCTTGTTCCGTCTCTGGTCGCCGCCGACGGATCCGACACCGGAAACGGTGGCTCCAGCACTGTCGGGGCCTATCAAATTAACACCGGCTTGGACGTTGCGACGGTCGGCACCGGCTGGGGCGTTGGTTTTTGGGGTCGCGGCGCGTGGGGCTCTGAGGCTCCCGTTGTGGCTCTGAACAACCTTCGTCTTTGGACGCAAGACAATTTTGGGGAAGACCTCATAACAAATATCCGCGACGGTGCCATCTATTATTGGGATAAATCTGCGGGAGGACGGTCCGTTCTTCTACAGGATTTGCCGGGCTCTTCCCAAGCTCCGACGGTAGCAAAACAGGTGCTTGTTTCGGACCTTGACCGGCACGTTCTTGCGTTTGGCTGCGATCCGGAAGCATCTCCGGGGGTGCAAGACCCTCTTACCATTCGGTTTTCGGATCAAGAAAACCCACTGGATTGGGGTGCCACTGCAACAAACACCGCGGGGGAAATCCGCCTCGGATCCGGCTCTGAAATCATATCTGCCGTTGAAACGCGCCAGCAAATTTTGGTGTTTACGGATTCTTCGATCTACGCGGTTCAGTACTTGGGGCCGCCGTTCACTTTTGGCGCAAACCTGATTTCGGAAAACATCAGCGTTGCGAGCCCTAAAGCCGCGGTTGCTGTGGACGATAGCGTGTTTTGGATGGGCAAGAACGAGTTTTACCTGTTCCGCGGGTCGGTGCAGCGCATCCCTTGTTCGGTTCGGGACTACGTGTTCGACGACTTTAATGAGACGCAACGGTCGAAAACGTTCGCTGCGGCCAACACCTCGTACTCCGAGGTTTGGTGGTTCTATTGCTCGGCTTCGAGCGACAGCGTTAATCGGTATGTTGTTTTCAACTACCAAGAAAACGCTTGGTATTATGGGCAGATGGGCAGAACTGCGTGGGTCGAGCGCGGCGTCTATGATCTGCCTATTGCCGCTCGGACGGATGGGCACCTCTATTTTCACGAAGATGGTCCTGACGACGGGACAACAAACCCGCCGTCCCCCATTTCATCGTACATCGAATCCAGCCCCTTGGATGCGGCGGATGGCGAACAATTCCAATTCATCCGCCGCATGGTTCCGGACGTGAGTTTTGTCGACTCCACTTCTTCCACCCCTACGGTGGACATCACGACAACGGCGCAACAGTTTACAAACACAGCGGCATTGAAAGCCGAGACGTTTACGATTGCGCAGGACACCCCGCAAGTGCACATGCGCCTTCGTGGGAGACAGTTTACCTACCGCATCTCGTCGGACGATATTGGCGTCAAGTGGCGCCTCGGATCGCTGCGCTATGACCTCAGGTCGGACGGGCGGCGATAATGTCCAGAAACCTTGTCCGCCCATACTTCGGCATCCCGCCCGGCAACTACGACCAAGCTTACTTTACGGAGCTTGTCCGCAGCTTTTCTGTTTTTCTTCAGCAGGTGCAAAACCCCGGAGAGGGGCGAAACACGACTATTGTGCTGACCAACCTGCAAACAGACGACGTCGGTCTTGAAACAGGAACGTTGTTTCAACAGGACGGGTTTGTTAAGGTTTCTCTAGGCAATGTTCCACACGTCCGGGGTGTTTCGGCATCGGGGTCCGTCGGGACAGTGGGAGTTGTAACGACATGATGGAAAAAACGATTTATACGGCGGTTCAGAGCATCGGCTGGAAACAAGTTGAAATCTCTGATATTGTGCACGGTAAGCCAAGTGCTGTCTCTGGCAGCACGTTTATTCGTGAGACGATGCCTGTCGAAATCAGCGGCGGAGTGATGTGATGCCAAGCAATGTAGTCCAAATGGAAGATGCCCGTCTCCCGGTCCCTGACGGGGGGATTGCTTCTTTCGTATCCGCCGACGATGAAGACGAGTATGAGGGCGGCGAAGATTACGGCTCGGAAGGTATTGCCACCTTTTCTGAGGTGGCGGCTCGCATGGCGGCCAAGGGCCGCGGCGGCGACACGGTATTGGGCCACTTGACTCCGGGCGAACTCGTTATTCCAAAAGATCTGATCGACAAAGATCCCGCACTTAAAGAGGGCTTGTTTCAGCGCCTTCGGGATATGGGTGTTGAAGACCCTGAGCGATATGTCGTCGGTTCTGACGCAAACAGCATTAACCCCGAAACGGGTCAGCCTGAGTTTTTCAAGTTCCTCAAAAAGATCTTCAAAGGCATCAAAAAGATCGTCCAGGGTGTCGTCAAGGTCATCAAAAAGATCGCGCCTATTGTTCTTCCCATCGTCGGAAGCATCGTGCTCGGCCCTATTTATGGCGCGGCACTTGGGTCTGGCGTCGCGACGTTGATCAACGGCGGATCGTTCAAGGACGCCCTTAAATCAGCGGCCATTGGCGGCATCACAGGCGGCATCGGAGCGGGCGTTTCGGGCATGGCCAGCGGCGTCGGATTTGCTGGCGGCGTCAAAGCCGCTTTGAACCCGGCTAACATTTCCGCCGGGATCGGCGCAGTTAAGACTGGCTTTACGGAAGGATTCAAGGAGTCCGGGCTGGGCTGGCAAAGTGCTAAATTTGGCGTTGCCGGGGGCCAGCAGGTTGCAGACCAGTTGGCGGCCCAAGCTGCGGCATCCTCGCTAACGCCAACAGTGTCTTCTAGCGGTTCAGGGGCATCCCCCGCGACTGCGGCCGCTCAAGGGGGCGACTTGGTCGCCCCGTCCCAAGCCGCAACGGAAGCAATCAGACCGGCTACGTTTGGCGAAAACATCAGAGACGCCTTTACTCCGGGCGGCAAGTCATTTGGGCAGTCCATGTCGGATGCGTTCTTCCCGAAGGCCGCGCCTGTCGATACAGTGGCTGTGGGTAATGCAGCCTACACCAACGCCTATAACAACGCGATGAACCTGCCCGGCATGAGCTCAGAGGCTGCGTCTCAAATTGGTCGGGTGGCCATGACAGACGCCATTAAAAACGCCACCGCGGCCGCAGCGCCAAGCTTCCTTGCTAAATACGGACCGCTTGCTCTGGCCGGGACGGCTCTGGCCTCCAGTACGGGAATGTTTGACCCTGTTCCTGCCGAGCCTGCGGGTGTCGTACAACGTGATCCGGAAACAGGGGACGTTGTCACCGGGACGGATCTCGTCGAACAGAATCCCGACGACTACCTCGTTTCGGACATAGA